TTAGAATATTTTGATAAACTTAATAAAAAACGTAAAGTTGAAGTTACACCAATATTGCTTGACTTTCCGATGCATTACAGGATAGACACTTTGCCTTTTGATGTGCGAGAACAAGCGATTGACAAAGTAAAAGAATGTTTTACACTAGAAATTAGTAAACAACCAACACTGTACAAAAAACTATACACCTTGCTAAAAATGTTACAAGATACGAAACAAAACGTAGAAAAACATATGAATCAATTTGTGCAAGTCACAAAACTTTATGATAAGCACAGAAACCAATCCATAGAAAAATCTTTACCTGAGTTATATAAACATGTTAAAAAATATTTCTAGTATGAATAAGAAAAATAAAAATGAACTTTTGGAGATACCTGACTTTTTAAAAAATTTGAAGTCTGAAGAAAAAGATGATGTAAGGCCTGAACACATAGAAGTTACAGGTGAACAAACTTTATCTACGCCAGAAGTTGAAAATGAAACTGTTGTATCTAAACCAAAGCCTAAAGTAGACATTCAAGCAAAAATAAAAGAACATACAGAAAATTATTTCTTAGACATTAGAGATATTATAGACATGCAAACAAATAATGAAGATGTTGAAAGTGTGTATGATTTTTGCAAAGAAAACAATATAGCAGGCACCTATTGTAGTAAACTACATGATCTAATTTTGAAATACAAACATGAACCTAGTGTTGGCCTAGAGGCTAGAAGTATTAAAAGTGATGAACGTACTGAAGAACAACAAGACTTGTATGAAGCCTACCAATCATTTACAACAAAAGAAATAAAGCACATGCTTGCCATTTATAGTCAAGCAATTGATGATATTGTAAGATGGGGTAAAATAAAACAAGGTGAGAAAAAAGCAAGAAAGCCCCGAGCAATATCTGTTGAACGTATGGTTAAAAAACTGCAATACAGAAAATCAGACGAAAGATATAAACTACAAAGTATTGATCCCATATTGATACCACGTTGTCAAATGGTTTGGGTATTCAATTGCAAAACTAGAAAACTTACACAGTACAATGCTGTTGGACGGAATGGTATTATGGTCAAAGGCACCACATTGAAAGATTATGATATAGATACCAGTGTTTCAAAAACTGTCAGGAAACCTGACATGGTGCTATCCAAACTCTTAAATACTGACGGGAAGATAGCAATGCGTAACATTTGGAACACTTTAACTACAACTGAAACAAAGGCAAACGGGAGGATAAACGCAGACACTGTCATTTTAAAAGTATTAAAATGAAAAACTGGTGTGCGAGTCCATTTTATCAAAAGAGCCTTCGAAGGAGATCTGACTTTCCTTGCTGTTGGCTTACAAATATTGATTCACAATATTCTCACGACAAATTGCGTAATGATTTTGACAACAACCGTAGATCAAAATATTGTTCTACATGTTGGATAAGTGAAGACAAAGGTGTGCCTAGTAAAAGGCAACAGGACAACAAATTATTATCTCATTATAGTAACAAAACTTTAGAAGATTTATATGCTGAAAGACATAAAGGTATACTTAGATCTTTGCAAGTAACCACATCTAATTTGTGTAACTTGGCATGTAGATCCTGTGGTCCACACGATAGCACCAGATGGTACAAAGAATGGAATCACAATCACACCAAACAATACAAGGGTACCCTTGAGGTTGACATGACAAAAGTTTCTGACAATGATCTAGAACATTTAGACAATCTCGAAATACTGGGAGGTGAACCATTTATTGACACTAACCATTATTCATTGCTCGAACGATTGATAGCAAAGGATAAAACAAATGTATCTTTGACATACACAACCAATACACAACAATTACCTATGCCGAGACTCATGGAACTGTTACAACAATTTAAAAAGGTTAAGATATCTTTAAGTATAGATGGTATAGGTCCTGTATTTGAATACATGCGTTGGCCAGGCAAGTGGCAGACTACACTAGATATCATAGACCAATTAAGACTAGTGCCGAACTTTCAATTATCTGTTTATAGTACTATCAGCAATATGAACGCATATTATTTTGATCAAATTGTAGAATGGAATATTAAAAATTGGTCAATGACTGATTGGACATATCAAATTGTGCAAGAGCCTGATGACTTTGCACCTAACATATTACCCGACGAATTAAAACGTATTATCGCAGATAAGTTTACCAATCACAAGTATTTCAAGTTCTTAGAACCTTTGCTGAATGCTGTACTTTCACCATGCGATCCTATCCTGCTTAAAAAATTCCAAAACAAAATGCGTACACAAGATAATTTTAGAAAGTTAGATCCAAATAATTTTGTACCAGAAATTGTTGATTACCTCTATTGACATTTGAACTGTCATAAACTATTATAACTTATATGGAAAATTCATTAGTACCAATAGTCATTGAACAAACGTCTAAAGGCGAACGTTCATATGATATTTTTAGTAGACTACTCAAAGAACGTATAATATTTCTAACTGGACCAATCAATGATACTGTTGCATCTCTGGTTTCAGCACAATTATTATTTTTAGAATCTGATAATCCTAACAAGGATATAAATTTTTACATTAATTCACCAGGAGGATATGTTACATCTGGACTTGCAATGTATGATACAATGCAGTTTGTCAAATGTGATGTGTCTACGATTGTAATTGGACAGGCATGCAGTGCAGGCTCCCTACTTGCTCAAGCCGGGGCCAAAGGTAAAAGATACGCCTTGCCACATGCAAAAATTATGATTCATCAACCATCTGGTGGTTATTCAGGACAGGCTACAGATATAGATATTCATGCTCAAGAAATACTCAAGACAAAGAAGAGATTAAATGAAATTTATGTTGAACACACTGGACAAGATATCGAAACGATTCAAAAAAATATGGAACGTGACAAATTTTTTACTTCAGAAGAAGCATTAGAATTTGGACTTATAGATAAAATTATAGACAAACGTCCAGAATAATTACTGTATGGCAACTAGAATTGCAACAGTAATTGGCAACGGAGAGAGTCGTGCAGACTTTGATATCAACACTACCAAACAGTTAGGACTCACTGTAGGCTGTAATGCAGTACACAGAGATATGGATCCTGACTATTTGGTTTGTGCAGATAAAAAAATGGTTTTTGAAGTCTTAAAACACAAAGACAACAAAGTGCCATATCCATTGTACACTAGACCAATGTGGTTAGACAGTTTCAAACAACATCATTTTTTATCAGTGCCAGATTTACCTTACGAAGGCAAAGATAGAATAGATGATCCTTTTCATTGGGGCACTGGACAATTTGCAACACTGGTTGCTCTCAAAAACAGTTGGCGAGGATGGTTAGGCCAAAAAGCACAAACTGTTTTTTTATTAGGATTTGATCTATATGGTGTTGGAGAAGGACAGAAACTTCACAACAACATATACAAAGACACAGACAACTATTGGGCAACTTCAAGACATGCAGTGCCACATCATTATTGGGTATATCAAATGTCAAAAATATTTGAACACTTCCCCAATACAACTTTTTTCCAAGTAAACACCGAAGGTTGGAAGGTACCTGATGAATGGTCCCAATGGCCTAATTTTGAATTCATCTCTATAGACGAGTTTTCAGACTTCATTGTAAACTACCAACAGCAACAAATAATGAAACAAAAAGAAGCAATAATAAATGATCTCAAACGTCGAATCTAAGATAGCATTTGTTTGGGGCAATGGTGAAAGCCGACGCAAAGCAGACAAAATGTATTCGGCTTTTTGGGGAGACATGAGAATGATTGGTACCCATTACGGATGCAATGCTATGTACAGAGACATGGTGTTGGATCATTTAATTGTAATTGATCCTGACATGCTCAATGAGATCACAAAAGATAAAAACAAATATGCAGATCATTATCCTGTGTGGACAGGTTATCGCAATCCAAAGCAGTGGGGCACCAAAGTAAAAAATATTCCAAAAAACAAAAGATGGAATGCAGGAACATCTGCCGCTCATCTTGCCGTGCAACATGGACACAATGTAATATTCTTAATAGGTCATGATCTAGAACCTTGTGCAAATGGACTGACCAACAACATGTATAAAAGCACTAACAATTATCGAAAGGTGTTTGAAGATGATATCGTGTATGATAGATTCTATCAAGACTGGCAAGAAATGCTTACCATCACAAATGGTGGAGTTACATTTTATAGAGTGAAACCAGATTCTGGATTTATTCCTAAGGCACTGAAATATGGCCCAATCAAGCACATCACTTGGAACAGTTTTTGCACCAAAGTCAAGGCGTTACGCAAGGCAGTGGCATAATTATTGTATGCCAAGGAAGAAAGCCAAAGTACAATCATCAGAACATATCAAAGACAATAAAAAAAGTTTACCTGAAGATTACATCGTAACATATATGGAAGACAACAGATATGGCTTTGTTTATTATGCAAAACAAGGAGCAACACAAATCCAATATACTTCTAATATCTTTGTGTCAGAAGATGAAGCAGAAAAAGAAGCATATGAATGGCTATTTTCACAAGATGTAGCAGATG